ATTAGATACAATGGAAACGGGACGAGTAACTAGAAAAATTTTAAACTACATAGCTGAAATGAAGAAAATAAATAAATTAAGAACACTCTCAAAAGAATTAAAAAAAGAAGTTGAGATTGGTAAACATGGCACACAAAAGTATGTAGTTAAAGAAGGTGAAAACAAAGGTAAGGTATTATGATAGAGACTGTGGTAGCCCTAATTATGTTTATGAACAATGAGATTGTAGAACACAGAATACAGCCAGAAGGTATGGCACAATGCCTTCGAGGGAAACGTCATGCGGAGAGACAGTATACACCAAATGTGACTTATAAGTGTATAAAAAGTAAAGCGGAAACTGAAATTTATATGGGTGAAAAAAGTATAAAAAAACTTATACTAGATTAATGGCTTATTTAAATGCTAACATTCCTCCGATATATTGTAAATTAAGAAAGGAGTATTTGTATGATCTTAAAGAGCATCATGGAGAAACTGAAGAGTGTGTTATCTTTGGTATCACATCTATTTCAGGTCGTGCAATATTATTTAATATCATGCTACCCAACGGTGCGTGTTATTGGAGACTGCCTATCTCAGCGTTTTTCCAAAAATCGTATGACAGAGCCAAAGTGCCCGATATGTCAACGCAGCAGTTGGAACTGTGGAACTGTTTTAGTTATTGGCCTAGTGTTCATTGCTTTGATTGGTTGGATGGTGTAAATGGCAAATTTTTAGGATTAGATAAAAAATTTTATCATGGACAATATTTATTCACGATTGATTGGGCTCATCCAGATACTAACATATTGGATACTGAGCATTCTGAAATTCCTCAAGAACATAAGTGTGCACATATACTGGCTCTTAATAACGGTAATTACGCAGCTCAGCCTAACAATCGCCTTCTTTGGCACATTAACAGTTTTACTACTGACACAAGTTGGCCAGACTATAAAGTCCAAAATACTTATTGGGATGCAGAAGCTACGAAAATGGTAACGGAGGACTCAGATAAAATGTTTTATCAAATGGAGGAAAAAGATGAAATTGACACGTAACTTTAGTCTCTCAGAGCTTATTAAATCAGACACAGCCATTAGACTTGGCATTGATAATAATCCAAATGCAGATCAAATAGAAAAATTAAAATCACTTTGTGAAAATATTTTGCAACCAGTGCGTGATCACTTTGGCAGGGTTACGGTAACGAGCTGCTTTCGTTCACCAGAGCTGTGTTTAAAAATTGGTAGCAGTTTAAATTCACAGCACACTAAAGCTGAGGCGGTCGACTTCGAATGTCTGGGCATTAGCAACGCTGAGGTTTTTGATTGGATTAAAGCAAACCTCGATTGGGATCAGATGATCCTCGAGTTCTTTACACCTGGAGAGCCTAACAGCGGGTGGATTCATTGTTCTTGGGTAGCTGATAATCCTAGAAAACAATTGTTGAGAGCATACAAAGAAGATGGTAAAACAAAATATAAACCTGTAATAGGAAACGCTACGGACTTATAATTATGAAAAGAAAAGATCCATTAGTTGGAACTGGAAAAAAACCGAAAGGTTCAGATAGAAGATTGTATACAGATGAGAATCCTAAAGATACTGTTAGAATTAAGTTTGCGACACCTGCTGATGCTCGTGCGACTGCTGCAAAAGTTAAGAGAGTATCTAAGCCATTTGCAAGGAAAATACAAATCTTAACTGTTATGGAGCAAAGAGCTAAGGTTATGGGTAAAACAGAGGTGGTCAATATTGCAAGAAAAGCAAAAGAATCCATACGCAAAACTCGTAAGGTCTAGAACATTCCGTTCAAAAGTGATAAACTCAAAGAAGTTGTACAACCGCAAAAAGGAGACTAATGCTCTCAAAGCGGCCGCTAAAAAGGAGGACTAGTGCCATTAAATAAAAAAGGTAAAAAAATCATGAGCTCTATGCGTGAGCAGTATGGTAAGAAAAAAGGCACTGCTATTTTTTATGCCACAAAGAATAAAGGCAAAATAAAAGGTGTTGAAAAAGCTGCCATGGGACGAGCTATGTTTAGCCAAACTACCTCAAAAGCTCCAGGAGATGCACAACGTGAAAAATATATCGGATCTTATATGAAATCTGAAATTGCAGGAAAAAAAGTAAGTAACGATAGTCTAGTTAATTATTACGGAGATATGTTAAAAGGATTTAAATTATGAGTGAACCAAAACCTATTAAAATTACAATGAATAAACTTGTTGAAGACATGGCAAGAAAAAATCCAAAATTCAGAAAATTTTTACAAGATAAGAAAAGTGGAAAAAGAATAAGAACCCAACCTAAACTTCCTGGTTTAAAAAAAGGAACTGGAGAAAATGGTGTAGTCTACAAAGATAAAAAAGGTAAAGTAATTTCAAAAGGAGAGGCGATGAAAGCTTTTGATAGAGCGGATGCTGCAGAAAGAAGAGATACAGGTAAAATTACAAAAAGTAAGCCAAAAGTAAAAACTAGAATAATTGATATTTTTAGTAGTTATGGAAAATTACCAAAAAAAGCTTTAACTTTATCTAATGGCGGAGTCACTACGATTAAAACTGTTGCTGCAAAATTAAAAAAAGCATCTAAAGCACATGCAGGACAAGCAAAAGCTCTTGAAAGAGTTGTAAAGAAAAAAGGTGGTGGATTGATGGATTACTATAAGGATATATTATAATGGCTACATCAGGAACTACAGGATTTGATCTAAATATAGATGATATTATACAAGAGGCGTATGAGAGATGTGCAATTGTAACTAGTTCAGGCTATGATTTAAAATCAGCAAGAAGATCTCTTAACTTATTATTTGCAGAGTGGGGTAACAGGGGCATACATCTTTGGAAAGTTGAACAAGATGAAAATACACTTGTTGCGGGACAAGCATCTTATACAGTTTCATCAGATGTAAATGATGTATTAGAGGCATTTATATCCTCAACAGCAGCTGCCTCTAACACTTCTAACACACAAGATATATCTTTAACAAAAATAGATAGATCAGCATATGCAGCCATACCTAATAAATTTGAAACAGGTACACCATCACAATATTATGTAGATAGGCAAACAACACCTGTAATAAATTTATATCAAACACCAGATTTAAGCACATATACTGTATTGAAATATTTTGTAATAAAAAGAATAGAAGATGCAGGAGCTTATACAGATCAAGCAGATGTTGCGTATAGATTTTTACCATGCATGTGTGCAGGTTTAGCATATTACTTATCTATGAAGAAAAACCCACAGTTAGTGCAACAAAACAAAATGATTTATGAAGATGAATTAAAAAGAGCGTTAGATGAAGATGGTCAAAGAGCATCAACATTTATTACACCACAAAACTTTTACCCAACGAGTATATAATGACTAAATTTGCTACAGGAAAATATGCTAAAGCGATATCTGACAGATCTGGTATGGAGTTTCCATATAGTGAAATGGTCAGAGAATGGAATGGATCATTAGTGCACTATACTGAATTTGAACCCAAACAACCACAGATTAGAAGAAGAAGAACTGTTGCGGACGCTATAGCGATACAAAATGCAAGACCAATGAAGTTTCAACAACCTGCTCAAAAATTTAATAATGATATTACAATTTCTGATTCAGGAGGAACTCAAGTGCAAGTGATTAATTTAACATTACCTGGAGTATTTGGATTTGGTGTTTTTTCGCAAAATTTTACTGGTAATGGAATAACCACATCTATCTCATCAATGGTGCCTGATGATGGATCAAAACAAAATAGACAAAGACAATTAAGTGCCACTATTGGCAATATAACAGTGAGTATAACATAATGGCTATCACACACGCTAATTTTCTAACACAAGTAAGAAATTATACTGAAGTTTCTAGCACTGTTTTAAGTGATACATTAATTGATCAATTTATAAGAAATGTAGAAATAGATATAGCTGGTAGGGTAGATTATGATGATTTAAGAAGATACGCAACTTCTACATTTACAGCAGGAAACAGGGCTGTATCTTTACCAGCGAGTTTAGTTGTTATGAGATCAGTAGAACATATTGATTCAAGTGGTAATAGAACTTTTTTAGAAAAAAAAGACACTAGTTTTATATCTGAATTTAACGGAACAGGTAAACAAGGCACACCTAAATATTTTGCCAATTTTGATGATTTTAATATTATAGTTGCTCCTACACCAGCGGCAGCGGATACAGTACAGATTAACTATATTCAAGATCCACCACACTTTGATGCATCAACTAATACTTTTATTTCAACTTATCAGGAGTCTATGCTTTTACATGGTGTTTTAGCTGAGTGTTTTAGATTTTTAAAAGGCCCTGACAACCTATACAACTTATATAATTCAAAGTATAATGAAGAAATACAAAATTTTGCCCTACAACAAATGGGTAGAAGAAGACGTGCGGAGTATGATGACGGTGTTCCAAGAATTAAGATACCATCTCCTGCTCCTAACACAACTTATTAAGGAGAAAATATGGCTATAACAACAAATGCAATCTGTAATTCTTTTAAAAAAGAATTATTAGAAGGTGCACATAAATTTCAAGCTGCACCAAACGGAAGCACTTACAAACTTGCAATGTTTACAAACGGAGCTACTTTAGGAAAATCAACAACAGGTTATGCAACAAACCCTGGCGGTGGATCTAATACAGAAGTAACTTCACCATCAGGTTATACTGCTGGTGGTAAAGCATTAGTTAACGTAGGAACGTCTGTAGCAACTGATACTGCTATTACAGATTTTGCAGATTTATCTTTCGTTGGGGTAACATTAACGGCAAGAGGTGCACTAATTTATAATACAACTACGTCAGGTGGATCAAACACTACTGACGCTGTTGCAGTTTTAGATTTTGGCGGAGACAAAACAGCGACATCAGGAACTTTCACTATTCAGTTTCCTGCTTTCACTACCTCTGCTGCTATTCTTAGAATTGCGTAAGGTTTATGAATGTCAAACACTTGGGGTGCACTAAGCTGGAATCAAGGTAATTGGGCTGGACAAGGAGATATAACAGCTGAACCAACTGGCATAGCAGCACTTCTAAGTGTTGGGCAAGTAACATCTACGGGTATAGTTGAAATTGGTTGGGGCGGAGATGCATGGAACATTAATGCCTGGGGACAGTTACAACCTTTTGAAAATGTAACAGGACAATCTTTAACAACCTCCGTTGGATCGACCACTGTCACTGCTGATGCTAATGTATCGAGCACAGGACAATCGTTAACTTCCTCAGTAGGAACACAACTTGCTGGTATCTCTTTTGATATTACAGTAACAGGACAATCTTTAACAACCTCAATAGGCACAGAAATTGTAGATATTGGAGTACCAGTAACAGGTAGCTCTGCTACTCTGTCTGTAGGTGCATCCACAGTAGATCCAACTTTCCTAATAGGTGAAGGTTGGGGTAGAGATACATTTGGAAATCAAGCTTGGGGAGTAAATTATTCAGCTAAAAATAATACTGGACTATCTTTAAGTTCTGCGATTGGATCTGAAACAGTTACGACTGATGTTACAGTATCAGTAACAGGACAAGCTTTATCCTCAACCTTTGGAACTTTTTCAGTAAAAGTAGATCAAGATTTATCTATCACTGTAGCCGAACATACAATGAACCTTTCTTTAGGTTCAACATCACTATCACAAACAACTACAGAATCAGTATCTGGTCAGTCAATGACAAGTTCAATAGGAACTACGGTTGCTGGATTATTCTTAGATGTGCCTGTAACTGGCATATCAATGACTTCTTCCCTAGGAAGCTTTAGTTTAACACAAACAACAAACGAGTCTTTGACAGGTCAGTCTATGGCTCTATCATTAGGTAGTATTGCATCTCTTCCTCAAGTATTAGTTGGTGTTTCAGGGCTTTCTTTGACAACAGCTATGGGTGAAGAATCCACAGTTGGTAATGCTTTAGTAGTTCCTACGGGTCAATCATTAACATCATCTACAAATGACGTAAATGTAACCCCGTGGCAAGAGGTTGATTTAGGAGTGAATAATACATGGAAAGACGCTGCTTAAGCATAGGGTTGATTAAATTTATAACATTAAGTAAAATAACAAATTATAGGAGATAAAAATTATGGCTTCCACCTTTTCGTCAGATTTAAAACTCGAACTAATGGCTACCGGAGAAAATGCCGGTACATGGGGTGATAAAACAAATACCAATCTCAACTTAGTTCAACAAGCTATAGCAGGTTATCAAGCGATCGATGTAGCATCAGCTGATGTAACATTAGCTATGACAGACGCTACAATATCAAATGCAAGAAATGCAACTTTGAAATTAACTGGAACATTAGCTGCTAACAGAACTGTTACTTTACCGGATAGTATTGAAAAAGTTTTTAATGTTGTTGATGGAACAGACCATGCAGGAAATACATTAACCTTTAAAACTGCATCTGGAACAGGTGTGCTTTTATGTGAAGGTAATTGTTATGTTTTATATTCAGATGGTACAAATATTGAAAAAGCAAATGAATATAGAAAATGGAGAACACTTACTGCTGCTGAAACAATTCAGGCAGGAGCTAAACTTTTCATAGATACAACAGGTGGAGCTTTTACAGTTACGCTCCCTGCATCACCAGCAGTTGGAGACGAAGTTCATTTTATAGATTCAAGATTTAATTTTGATACTGAAGCATTGACTGTAGGTAGGAACAGTTCTAAAATAGCCAATGCAACATCAGATTTAGTTGTAAACACAGAGGGTGCAGGTTTTGGATTAGTTTTTTCTGGTTCAAATGTAGGCTGGACTTATATGGAGAAATAATATGTCAAATTACGAAGCAACAAGATACGATTTTTCTGGAGCAAACCTTACTGGTATCGAGGGTATACCAACTGCAACTATCGTGCCGTGGTCTTCATCTTCAGTGCCGTCTGGTTTTTTAGAATGTGATGGCTCGGCTGTATCACGAAGCACTTACTCAGCTTTGTTTGCAATAATAAGCACAACTTACGGTACAGGTGATGGAGCATCAACTTTTAATTTACCTAATTTATCTGATAACGTAGCTATTGGAAAATCAAACAACAAGGCTTTAGCATCTACAGGTGGAGCGAATACTGTAGCTTCAACTGGAACTATTGCTAATGCCACGTTATCAACTGCACAACTTGCGAGTCACAGTCACCCAACAACAGCTAGTAATAGTGGTAGACTTACGCAATCACAAGGTGGTAGCACCTCTGTAAACTTTTCACCAGGTTCTAGCACTGGTACTGCTGGATCAGGACAGGGGCATACACACAATTTTGCAGGTGATGCAACATCAGTTTTACAACCTTACTTAACTGTAATATATATTATTAAAACGTAGGAGATATAATGGCAACTAATTCAAATTGGACAGTAGTTTTTGATGACAAGTCAATCATCAATCAAGATGTAAAAAATGATGCGGGTTATCCTACAGGTTACATAATAGATGATTCCTTATGGGATAATCCAAAATTTGCTAACATCTGGGCTATTCAATATAAAATGGATGACTTAGATTACAAAGATGCTGTGGAACACAGAGACACTACACCTCACAAAAGTTGGAATGAAGCAGATTTAGGTGATTTTAGAGAACAGTTTATATCAATGTGGGATGCAGCTCACTTGGTTCAGTTGCAAACTAATTGGGACAACGATAATATATTTGATGATGATGGTAACATTGCAGAAACAACAGCAGAGAAGGAAAGTAGATTAGGCCCTAGACCTAGTTCATATTCATCAACTTAACATCATCCAAGAAGTTAAAATATATTTTTTACCTGAAAGCGGTGGATTACCTCTGTGTACATAAGGAAAACCAGCAGGCCAGATTACTATTCTACCAGTTTTTGGTTTTACTCTTTTAGAAAAATGTAAGAACTCTGTTTCCCCACCATCATCTACATCGTTTAGATATATAGAAAATACAAAAGCTCTACCCTCATTATCTCTTCCTCTATTATGTTCTAAATGCCAAATATGATAACCTTCTGTAGGTTTTGTTTTTTGTATTTTTAAAGCTGTATAATAAAATTGATCAACACCATATCCTTCTTTTGCACCAGTTTGGGTTAAATAATTTTGAAAAGCCACATCAAAATTAAACATCATAGTCTTTAATTTTTCCCACCAAACTTCTATATTATTCTCTTGTGCAAAGAAATGTAGATCCTTTTTTTCAATAGAACTAGCGTTTTCAGATTGCAATCTACTCATGACATTATTAAACTTACTTTGGTTTTCAAATAATTCTATTGCAGTTTTACATTCTTGTTCAGTTATAAAGTTATCGTATACACCTATAAAATTTTCTATACTAATTTTTCTATCCATTTACACTCTCTAGTTTTTTTTTAAATTTAAATTGATCTTGTTCTTTTATATTAAATATCAAACTATACCTTGTTTTATCATCCTCTATGTAGTCAAAACCATGCAATATACATGGTGGAAACAGATAATAATCACCTGGTTTAGGAGTTATCTTTATATTTAATTCTGGTAAAATTAAATCACAACCCTCTGTAAGATACAATATGCCATGATAACAAGGGTGATTGTGAGGAGTTAAACTATCTCCTTTTTTCATTTCATTACCCCAAGCATCAGCTATATAGTTTTTTTCAAAAAAATATTCAAATATTTCAGGGTGAGTATTTTGATGTTTGTTAATTAAAAAAGACAAAAACTTTTGAAAATTATTATCGTTTACAAAATGTTTCCAATCTGTCATGCCACCTTTTACATTAGTGTATCCATGCATAGATTCTTTTAAATTATTTTTTATATCTATTATATAGCCATGAACTATCTCAGGGTATGGAAAGTGTCCAAATATAATATTAACAGTTCTAGGATATGTAATATTTAAACTGGTTCTACATTCACCTATCTTACTATTCTTATCTAAAAAATTAATCATGCATGTAAAAAACAATTTATACTGTATCTTGCACCTTTAGTAATAGGCTCAGTTCCATGTATCCATATAGGCTCTGCTGGAAATATCATTGCATCTCCTGTTTTAAAAGATTCTTTTATTCTACCATTAAAAAATCTAAACTCTCCACCTTCATAATCCTCATTTAAATTTAAGGTACATGATGCTCTTATAGTTCCATCAACATCAGAGTGATCTTTGATGTGTTGACCAACATCATATTTTAAAATTCTAATGTTACTAGAATTTGATATTAACTTGTCATCAAAATTTGAGGACACATTGTTTTGTAAATAAATAGTATAATTTTTTATCATTATAAATAAATATTTTTTTGCTATATTTAAAGGGTCTGTAAAATTATTATCAACAGCACAAAGTTCTGTAAGATTTAAACAAGTAAAATTATCTTGCACGTTTTTTTTCTCATTATATTTGTAACTTGATTCTTTTAAAGTTTTGTCCTTATGTTTTTCAAAAAAGTTTATAAATGAATTACATATATTTTTTGGCACCAAACCATCAATATGAAATTTTAGATCTTTAATTTTGAAGTCAAAATTTGTGTCTTTCATAATTTTTATATCTGATATATAAAGATATTATGCTACAAAAAACAAATTTCAAGCTGTGAAACTAGCATACTGTATTGCTGGCAAAATTGCATGGATTCATGATTTTTTAGACAAAGACATGTACAAAGGCATACACCGAGCGATCATCAAAGAAAGAAAAAATATTAATTTACATAGTGTAAAAGGCGAGTGGCCTCCAGATTTAACAAGACATATTTCTGATCCACAAAAAGTACAAGTTAATAATTATCAACCTTTTGAAGATTTAAAAGAAATGATTAAAAGCCAACCGTATTTGCCAATACCCGAATTAGATTATATGTCTACGGGAATACATTACATGACAAAAAACACTGGTATTCAATGGCACAATGATAATAAATGGAAATACGCAGCTACCTTGTATATTAATTACAAATGGAATATTCACTGGGGCGGGGAGTTTATGTTTGCTGATGCAGCAGCTCATGGTTTCTTACCCATTGTAGGTAATTCCTTAGTTATTACTAAAACACCTCTGGAACATAAAGTTAACCAAGTGTGTAGTCCAATTATGCCTAGGATTTCAATTCAAATATTTATGAAGTAAATAGATTTCAATAATCTATTATGGTATAATTACCAATGCCTTTAAATACGATACCGATAAGACCTGGATTTAATAAGCAAATAACTGAAACTGGAGCAGAGGGACAGTGGGTTGATGGTGATTTTGTTAGATTTAGATATGGATTACCTGAAAAAATTGGAGGTTGGGAGCAGCTTACCAATGATACTTTAGTAGGTTCGGCAAGAGATCAACATGTCTGGGCAGATCTTGATGGTAGAAAATATTCAGCTATCGGAACACACAAATGTTTGTTTGTTTATTACTCAGGACAATTTTACGATATTACACCATTAGACACTGCTGTTACTGGAGCAACTTTTACAATAGCATCAACATCTACACCTCAAACCATAACGGTTAATAAAGCTGGACATGGTTTAGAAAAAGGTGATTTTTTTACTTTTACTGCTGTGACTGTACCAACAGGTTCAGGTTATGCAACGACTGTATTTACTGACAATACGTTTGAAGTTTTATCAAACACTTTAGACACATTTACAATACAAGTTTCAACTGCTGCATCTGGAGTGACAACGGCCACCGGATCAGCAACAATTAATCCCTACGTAAAAGTAGGACCGCTTTCACAAACAGCAGGATACGGTTGGGGTACATCTACATTTGGTGGTGCTTCTGGATTGACTAATTCTTTAAACGGATCTTTAAATAACGATACAGCCGGGACTGGTGGATCAGGGACAAGTATAACTTTAAATTCTACTGCAAATTTTCCTACGTCAGGGACAATAAAAGTAGGTGCAGAATTTATTTCATACACTGGGATATCAAGCAACGACTTAACGGGAATTACTAGAGATGTAGCAGGAACTAGATCTGCACATAGTTCTGGTGCAACTGTTGAGTATTACACAGCTTGGGGACAAACATCTTTAACATCCAATGTAATAATTGATCCTGCCTCATGGTCATTAGATAATTTTGGTGAAACATTAATCGCTACAGTAAAAAATGGTAAAACTTTTACATGGAGTCCAATACATGCTGTTCCAGCGGCTTTATCTACAAGGTCTACAGTTTTATCAGGTGCACCAACAAAATCAGTTGCAACAATAACCTCTGAAAGAGATAGACATCTAATAATACTTGGCACCGAAACTACAATCGGAGACACAGCTACACAAGACAAATTATTTATTAGATTTTCAGATCAAGAAAATTCTTCAACTTATCAACCCACCTCTACTAATACAGCTGGTACTTTTAGATTAGATTCAGGCACAAGAATAGTTGGGGCAGCTAAAGGTAAGGATTATATTTTAATTATTACAGATACTTCAGCTTATGTAATGCAATTTGTTGGACCACCATTTACTTTTTCTATTAGACAAGTAGGATCAAATTGTGGTGCAATAGGTCAACACTCAATTGTATATGCTAACGGTGCTGTTTATTGGATGGGTCAATCAGGTGGTTTTTTTGTTTATGATGGAACAGTAAAAACCTTACCTTGTTTAGTTGAGGATTTTGTATTTACAACAGGGGGAGATAATTTAGGACTAAATTTTGATAGTGGTGAGATAATATACGCTGGTTATAATAATTTATACTCAGAGATAAATTGGTTTTATCCTAAAGCAGGGTCTCAAGAGGTAGACAGATTAGTTAGTTATAATTATGGTGAAAATGTTTGGACTACTGGTTCTTTAGATAGGACTACCTATTATGATGCAACTTTATTTGATAATCCATATGCTACACAATTTAATAGTACAGGAACTCCATCATTTCCAACAATTAACGGTGTTACAAATATAAATGGTTCAACAATATACTATGCCCACGAAAAAGGAACTAATCAAGTTGATGGCACTGGAACCTCCACAGCTATTACATCTTTTATACAATCTGGGGATTTTGATTTAGATGTTGATGGTAATGGTCAATTTTTTATGAGTATTCGTAGATTTGTCCCAGACTTTAAAGTTCTCACAGGAGATGCTAAAATATCAATATTGTTAAAAGATTTTCCAGTGGATACTGAAACTTCATCTCCATTAGGACCTTTTACGATAGACAGTTCAACAAAAAAAGTTGACACTAGAGCTAGGGCTAGATTTGCTAGTTTGAAAGTTGAAAATACTTCAGTAAATCAAAGTTGGCGATATGGAACTTTTAGAGCTGATACACAACCAGATGGACAAAGATAATGAGTAAAAGAGAACAATACGCAGCAGAAGGACAATATAAGACAGCACCAAGCTCACCTAGAAGAGATGACCCTAGTCCGCAAAGCCCAATGGCGGCTGGTCAACAAGGTGCGAGAAAAACAGCTGCAAAAAGTTTACCAAGAGCACAATCTGGTTTGCGAAATGTTTTTCAACAAATCGCTAAAGACGCACAAAATATATATTCTCAAATGCCTAGTCTTTTTAATAGGAGAGCTAATTATAATTTTTCATTAAATATACCAGGTCAAAAAGAACGTATTGAAGAATACAGAAGAGATTATGCAAATTACCTTGAAAATTTAGGTTCAAAAGGTCCTGCAACACTTTCAGATCCTGATTTGTTCAATTTTTTTGAAAAGGATGCTTTTGCATTTAATCCACCAAATGTAAAAATGGGTGATCAAGTTTTTTCACCAATGGATTATGGTGATTACTTAGCAACTGTAAAAGGTAGCCCAGGAATTAAATTTAGTGGCGATGTAGGAAATTTACAAAAAAGAGCTGTTTACGATCAATTTGGTAATAAAACATTTGAATATGATCAAATAAACGAACAGTCTCCACAAGGTTTACAATTATTATTAGCACAACAATTAGCTCAACAGCAAATGAATCCTGCAATGTCAGGGATTGGTTCTCTACAAAATATGGGACCTAGGGTAGTCAACAATGAATTTTTATATGGAATACCTGTCTAATGGCTAAAATAAATATATACATACCTGAACCAAAACAAGAATATGATGAGTCTAACCAAAGGCAAATATTAGAATCATTAGCAACATTGCAATCTCAATTAAATTTTTCATTTCAACAAGATTTAAAAAATGAACAAGATGCATTCAATTTCTTTTTACAATGACAATAAGATACAAAAACGCTGGTGTTAATTTAACAACGACAGGAACTGAAAGTGTTTTAACTTGCCCAACGGATGCAACAGTTTTAATTAAACAAATACAAATTAGTAACGGTTCAGTAAGTAATGTAAATTTTACGGTGCAAGTTACTGATACATCAGCAACGGCAACATTTAGGATATTTAGTGAAGCTGTTACAGGAGCTGCTACTAAAGATATTATAAATAATACATTAGTATTAGAAGCCGGTGATGTTCTGAAAATGACAGCAGGAACAGCAAATGAAATTCAAGGTTTAATTTCATATGCCTTATTAGATAGATCACAGGAGAATGGCTAAACGTAAATTTGTAAATTTTGTTCCTAGACCAAAACCTAGGAAACGTCCAAGACGACATAAGAAAAGACTTTCAAAAGGTGAAAAAAGAGATTATAAGAAATACAATAGACAAGGGAGGCATTGATGGCTATACAAAGAATACCTGCTAAAGCAGTAGAAATTGTAAAAAACAAGCGAACAGGAAAAGTTTATAAAGACAAAGCTGAGTTTGATGCAGATGTTGCTAATCCACAAACGGATACTACAGCAGATGATTTTAGACAGGATCTAGAGATTACAGTTGCTAAACTGACACTTTTTGGTAAAACCAAAGATGAATGAAACCAAGAGGCGGTACAGAGCTACAATTAGAGTTTTTACATAAATATTGTAAAAAAGAACTATTAGATAAAGTCAATATTTGCACTTCTATTCCAGGCAAAGTTCCATTAGTAAAAGATAAATTAAACATACTTTGGCAAAAAAATTCTTACGACCAACCTAATCTTCAAGAATTTTTTAATAATCCTTTAAGACATGATGAGTACGATTGGTATGTATTTAATTCACATTGGAATTATGAAAAATTTAGATATTTTTTTAGAATTCCACAAGACAAATCAATGGTAATTAAAAATGGCGTAGAAAATTTTCCAAAAAGAAAACCTTTTAATAAACAAAATAAAATAAAAATTTTATATAACTCAACACCGTGGAGAGGATTAAATGTCATGTTAGGTGCTATGCAGTATGTAACAAATCCAAATGTAGAATTAGATGTTTATTCTTCAACACAAATATACGGTGATTATTTTGCAGAAACTAATAAAGGAAAATATGAGCCACTATTTGAACAAGCAAAAAAATTAAAAAATGTAAACTATATTGGTTACAAGCCTCATGAATATTTAATGGAAAATATTGATAATTATCAAATCTGGTGCCACCCTAGTTGTTGGGAGGAGACTTTTTGTATAGGTGCTCTTGAAGCTATGGCAGCAGGACTATACATGATTTGCACAAACTATGGTGCTTTGTATGAAACATGCTCTGAATGGCCTGTTTATGTAAACTATACTCAAGATTATAAAAAATTGTCACAAATATTTGGTCAAGCTATTGACATGGCGTGTAAACAACTTGGAGAAGATTATCTAGAAGATCACTTAAATGCACAACAAATGCATGCAAAAAGATTTTATGATTGGAAAAAAAAGGGAGGAGAATGGGAATTATTTTTGCGGGGTATATTAAATGAATAACAGACTAGTAAATTTAAACCCACAAAATTTAGATGAGGATGCTTTAGTAGAACCTATTTGGGTTGAAAAAAAAATAATACCTAAAGAAATATCTCCATTTAAATTATATGTAGCAACACCTTGTCACTCAGAAGTTTCATTACACTATGTTCAATCTCTTTTGGATCTTTCAAGATTATGTCATATGAATAAAATTCATGTTGAGTTCTGTATATTAAAATCTTCTTTAGTAACACAAGGTAGAAATTTATGTGTGTCAGGCTTTTTAGAATCAAAGTGCACTCATATGTTGTTTATAGATTCTGACATAAGCATAGGTGCAAAAACAATACTTAAAATGTTACAAGCACAAAAAGAATTAATTTCAGTACCATATCCATTAAAAGCTTTTTTGTGGGATAAAGGATTCGATGAAATAGCTCAAGGCAATGTTAAGAAACCTAAAGATCTTGAACAAATTTTTAATAGTTATCCAATGAAAGTTGCTGATAAAAATGACATTTTATTAAAAGATGGGATCATAGAAATAACACACGCACCGACAGGGTGCATGTTAATAAACAGGTCAGTTTTCGATAAATTAATTGAGAAGTATCCTGAGCGAGAGATAAAACAAAATACAGTTATAAACAGTAAATTAGTCTTAAAAAAGCATATGTGGAACTTTTTTGACACCCTTCATGATCCAAAAGAGAAAACTTACCTTGGTGAAGACTTTGCATTTTGTAAACTATGGAAGGACATAGGGGGCAAATGTTATGCCTACATATTGGATGAAATCACTCATGTAGGTGAACATCAATATACGGGCAAGTTTGTCGATGAGTTGATATTAGATAAGTAAAATGATAATATTAGAAGTTTAGATCTAAAAGGAGAATAACACATGGCAATACAAGCCTTAATCCCATACGCTTTAGGAGCTATCGGAGCATATCAAGGATATCAATCAGCGAGAGATTCTGGAGCATCAGGATTAGGTAGATTGTTTGCTGCTGGATTAGGTGGGTTTGGAGGATATAGTTTAGGTGGTAGTCTTGCAGGTTTGCTACCAGGAGCTACATCATCGCAAATACCTAGATTAGCTTCATCCACAGTTGCAGGTGCACAGTTTAGAGATCCAGGTTATCAAAGAGTTTTGTTTAATGAAGCAGCAAAAAAGAGTGCTGAAAAATCTACTGTTGGTGGTGGTCTTAGTAGAGTTTTTGATTTTTTTAAAAAGGGAGATGGTTCAGGAGATATAGATCCCTTTAAAGCTAGTACTGCTTTAGGAGCAGGTTTATATTTTTCTGGTGCGTTTGATCAAAAACCAACTGATATTTATACACCTGGATATAATATGAGTTACTTACAATTAAGAGATCAAAGACCTGGTTACAGTTACATTGATCCTGAAACTGGACAAGAGAAACAATACGAAAGGGTTTACGCTCCTGAAGAGCAAGGTTTGGGTGACAGACGTATTGGAAATTATTCTTTAAACGTAACTAGATTGAACACAGGTGGATTAGCTACTATAAAAAAATTTAATGAAGGTGGTATAAATTATTTGCCATCAAAAGTTTCACATGATGAAAATGATTCAAATAACTATGTAAGAGCAGCAGGTTATGTTGAAGATGGATCAGGAGCAGGTGACAAAGACGAGGATACAATGTTAGCTCAATTAGCAGATGGTGAGTTTGTGACAAGAGCGGATGGAGTATTAGGTGCTGGTATCATAGCTGGAGGAAATCCAAATAGCATAAAAGACATGAGAGAAAAAGGTGCCGCATACTTCTATGAACAACAAAAACGATACAAAAGAGTTTTTGATTTATTAAAGGAGAAAAATGGCGACACTCAGCAAAAAACGAATTAAACCATTAGTAAATATTTTACCGATAGAGCCAAAAGATATTGAAAGATTTTGGCCTCTTGCAGAATTTATGGTTGCAGAAGCTTTAGCCTTTTCAGGTAAGTATGCAGATTCAGAGTTTATATTTAGAGAACTTAAAAAAGATATTATGCAATGTTGGATAATGTTTGGTTCTGATGAAACAGAAGAGAACAAAGTGTTTGGTGTTTGTATTGGAAGAATAGCTGAGTTACCTAATTTTAGACAATATGAAATTGTAATTTGCACTGGTAAAAGACGTGAGTTTTGGGAAGATCAATTAGTAAGAGAAATAACTGAATTTGCAAAACATAATAACTGTAAAAGACTAAGCATCATGGCAAGACCTGGTTGGGAAAAAATTTCCAAAAAATGGGGTTGGAAAAAAAGACATGTACAATTAGAGAAATGGATAGATAAATGAGTTTTTTTGGAGGAGGAAGATCAAGCCGTCCGGCACCTACACCATCTACGACTACGCAAATAGTTCGTGAGGCACCGGGAGTTGAGGAGAGAAAAATTGAGTTAATGGACATTGCGAGACAAGTCGCACAAAAACCAATTAATCTACCTGATATCAAAGTTGCACCGTTATCAACTTTAGAACAGCAAGGTGTAAGAGCAGCTGGAACAACAGGTGTTGGTGCACCAACTACAACAGCTGGTATTGGATCAGTCTTAGCTGCACAACAAGCAGCGGCAGCAGGACCAAACATACAGCAGTTTTTAAATCCGTTTCAAAAATTTGTAACAGATGAAATTTTACGACAGGGTGCTGGTATGCAACAACAACTCGCAGCACAAGCAGTTGGATCTGGAGCTTTTGGCGGAGGTAGAGAAGGTGTACAGCAAGCTGAATTGCAAAATAGAATTTTAAGTAATGTTGGCAGAGCACAACAACAAGGTTTTGGAACTGCTTTAGCGGCTGCACAAAATCAACAAAGACTACAAGCACAAACTGGATTACAAGGAGCTCAGTTATTAGGTGGCTTTGGTCGACAACAACAGCAAATGGCTCAATCAGATATTAATCAATTAATGGCTGCTGGTGGTGTGCAAAGACAATTAGCTCAACAAGCATTAGATGCTCAAAGACAATCAACTTTACAACAACAATTTGAACCATTCCAAAGAGCTGAGTTTTTAGCTAATTTATATGCAGCAGGGCCAAAAACACAATCTGGTGTAACCATGGCCACAGCACCAACAACAAGTCCTTTAGCACAGGCTGTTGGATCAGGATTAGGAGCATTTACAGCATTCTCAGGCACTCAAAACACTTAGGAGACACATGTCATTAAATAAAGTTTTGAATAGACCATTGTTTAGAAAAGAGGCTTTAAAAAAAGGTTAC